GNGATGCAGCCGATGGTAGTGATACCTTTACTGGTGATGCAAGAGTATTAGGAATTAGATTATTCTTCACTACGGACTTAGCTAACGACGCATAAGGAGTAGCTGATGAAGGATTATAGAATAGATCAATTACAAAACTTGGTCCAGGGTAAAGGATCGAGAAGACAATCAATTAGACCAAAAACTAAAAGCTTTGGATATCAAGTCCTAGGATTTGGAGCCGGAGGAGGCCCAAGTTTTACAGTAGCTGAAGGTGGAACAGAAACTACAGATGGTAATTATAGAATTCACTCTTTTACAAGTGGTGGTACATTTACAGTTACTAAAGTAGGTTCAGAAGCAACTGTTGATTATTTAGTTATCGCCGGTGGCGGTGGCGGAGGCGGCGGTTACGCTGGCGGAGCTGGTGGCGCAGGGGGTTACAGATATGCTTCTGGAACTTATCCAACACCTAGTGATGTTTCAGCAGGAACAGCTATAACAGTAACAGCTACGGGATACCCTATCACAGTTGGTTCAGGTGGATCATCTGGAGGATCAGGTCAAGGTAGCAGTGGTGGTGACGGAACTAATTCAGTTTTCAGTACAATTACATCCGCAGGTGGCGGAAAAGGTGGAGCTATGCCAGGTTCAGCCGGCGGATCAGGAGGATCCGGAGGCGGTGGAGGAACTGGCGGCGGTGGTGCCGGATCAGGTAACAGTCCATCAACAACTCCAGCACAAGGAAATAATGGTGGAGCAGGAAACCCATCTAACGAAGGAAGCCGAGGAGGCGGCGGAGGCGGAGCTTCTGCAGCAGGCCAATCGGGTGACGGCGGACAAGGTGGCGGAGCCGGAGATACAAATGCAATAACTGGTACAGGAGTCGGTCGTGGTGGCGGCGGTGGCGGTGGTCATCGAAGTGACAGACCAGGCGGACCAGGACCAGCAAATGATGGCGGAGGAACTGGATCACCAGGAACTGCACCAGCAGAAGCTGGAACAGCAAACACAGGCGGCGGAGGCGGTGGTTCAAGTTGGGCAGGAGACCCACGTAGACCTGCAGCAGCCGGAGGATCGGGAGTAGTTATTTTAAGGTATCTATATCAATAATTATGGCTAATTTTGCAAAAATAGATGATGATGGAACAGTACTTTCAGTTGAAGTAGTTGCTGATAGTGATGCTCCTACAGAAGAAGCTGGAGTTACTTTTTTAACTAACCTTCATGGTTGGACTAATTGGAAACAAACTTCTTATACTAATTCTTTTAGAAAACAATATGCAGGTAGAGGAGATAAGTATGATTCTGTTAAAGATAAATTTATTAGACCTAGACCTTATCCATCTTGGAGTTTAGATGAAAATGATGACTGGCAACCGCCAGTTGTTGAGCCAGGTACTGGAGAAAAATTCCCACTGTGGAATGAAACTGATCAAAGATGGGAAGATAAAGATGGTTCTATTTGGAACCCTGATACTTCTTCTTGGTCTTAATTTCCCTCTTTAAGATAAAAAATTTCTCTATCGTAAAAAAGATCCGGATGTATATCCAATAAATCCATATTCCAAGATATTATAGTTTTTCTTTTCTTATTTTTAATGGGAGGAGATCTATGTATAAAGTAACTAGGAAACAATATCATATCTCCTTCTTTTACATTTACACTAAAAGTCTTATCTAAATTTTGAGGAAATAGTATTTGAGTAGGTTCTGAATTTTTAGGAAGCTCTACATAATAAGCCCCAGTGTAATTTCTGGCATGCCCATGCCATCCATGAGTTTGTTTATGTTTATATTGTTGAAACCATAATCTAGATATATCTACTTTTGTATATCCCATATGAAGAGCCTGTTTAGTTAAAAACTTTTTAATCATAGGACCATATTTTTTTACCCATGGTCTACTAAAATCACCAGAGAGAGGCCAATCTGTTTTACTTAAATCATCAGACATTGTAGCTGTCATATTTTTATAGGCATCTCCTTTGGAGTCTGCCAGTGCTTTTAATAAACTTTTTTTAATTTTTTTATGTAAAGGAAAGCTATCAACTATTACGGGGGTATATATAAAAAATTTTTTAAACATTAGAAAAAGGATGTGTTGAAAGCAAATACTGTTTTTGTAGATTCTTTTTTAATAGGAGGAGAAGAGTGCAATAAAAAAGCAGGAAAGCTTAATACAGTCCCTGTTGAAACATTTATATTAACATCTTCCTTTGTAAAAGGATCTCGTATTTTTGTTTTATTTTCCCCTAATTCTAAATAATAAACATTAGTATAATTAGCTTTTCCGTGTGTATGCCATTCATGAAAATTAGTTTTTTTATATTGTTGAAACCAAATATTATGTATCTCATATTCTTTAACAGAAAGAAATTTTGCCATTTCATTTAAATGGTCTTTTAGTTCATTTATAAAATAAGAATAATTAATATGACTTGGTTTAATATCCCAATCAGAATTATATATATCTCCGTAACTATTGACAGGGCCTTTATTAATTTCGTTTAAATAATGTTTATTGATGACTTCATAATTCTCAAGTTTATTTAAAAAATAAGGAACACTTAATTTTTTTGTTGTCATGGTTTTGCTTTAGCAAAAGTACTTGGTAGCCCAGGATGAGGTCTACTATCAAATATGTTTTCTGCTCCTCCAATTGTTTTAACATTATTATAATGTAAAAAAACCTGACAGTAGTTTTTCCCTGTATAAGCTTCTCTCCAATGTTGTAAGTCGGCTCCTCTATAAATTAATAAATCTCCAGGTCCTTGAATTACAGGAATTTCTTTTTTTCCTGATTTTAAATATATTGGCCACTTAGTATTTCCACCAAGATTCATAGTACAAGATATCTCACAGCTAAACCTGTCTTTATGTTTTTCTAAAACATCTCCTTTTTTATATATCCTTGCGTAAGAATAATTAGGTGTTAACTTTAATCCTGTATTTTTTTCTACAATGGGCTGAACTAATAATAGTAAAGTTTCCATAGCAATGTCGGCATAATGACTGTAACTACAAGGAGCCTGCTGATCATTGTATGTACCCCAGTCTTCTGTATAGGGAGAGATATATTTTTTTTCTGTAAAGGTATCAAAAACTTGTCGTTTTATTAAAAAATAATTATAGACAAACGTTGCTAAATTTTTAGGAATAGCTTTTTTAACAATTCCATAACCTGTTTTTTTAAAATTATTTACTGCCATTCGTTTCCTAACATCCAAACTACTAATGAATAACGTATGCCTTTTGTAATGGGTTTAACTCGATGCCATAAATAAGAAGGGAAGACAAGTATAGATCCCTTACTTGTTGCTTCTGTAACTACGCTTTCATGTTGTTTTTTATTTCTTTTATCAGGATCATAGTTTCTATAATCAAATTCAAACTCTCCTCCTTTATATTCACTAGGATCATTTAATAAACAAGTCATACTTAGTTTACGCATTTTACCATTGTAGTAATCGATCCGGTGATTTTTATTAGGTTTTAATTGAATCTCACAATCTTGGTGCCAACCATAATGTTGATTAGGTCCATATTTAGTAAACTGAGTATGCTCTGGAGTTTCTAAATGATAGTTCCACCCAGCATTTCTATTGGCCGCATGGATGTAAGGAGTAACATGATTGTATATCCAAAGCTCATCTAACCACACTACTTCAGAATTTCTTTTTTTAAACAAGTCTTTTTTGTTTATTTTCTGACTAGGATTCTGTTGTTGCTTTCCTGTTATACCCAGTTGTGCTTTGTGTTCAGACGCTCTTTTAATTATATCATCACACACATGATGAGGAAGGGCATCTTGAAAATACCAATAGCTAAATTTTTGTTCTTCCATCAAACTATCTGACTCTTTATTTTAATTATAAACCTGTTTTCCTTACTTTTGTTTGGTGAGATTTGATATTTAATACTACTATTAAACATTATAAATTTGTCTTTCTCTAAAGGGATATGCCATCTTTTATTTAAGTGTCTATGATCATCATAAAACAATGTTACTTCAGATGTTTCATCAAGCCCAAAAAGAATAGTATAATCAGGAGAAGCATATAAATTATATTTATCTATATCATATATAGTAGGGTGTAGTTCTCCTGGTTTAGTTAAAAGTAATTCGTATCTGCTTGGAGTAATAACAATTGGAGCATCTAGTGTAAGTTTTGTTAATCGATCCCTAATATATTCAAACAACCATTGCATGTGTACATGATGATCTAACGGGACACCTCTAAATCTTTTAGATTTTTCTAATTGTTCCCCTTGCATCTTTTCAAGATGCTTTTTAATTTCATCAAATTTAATTAAAGATTTTTCAGTTTTAAAAAAACCTACATACAAATCTGAGTGAGTTAATGCTACTTTATCCATATTTCTTTATAATTTCATTTCCGTAGACAGCCATATCTATATCAGGATGTTTCATTAAAGACAAGAGATTATTCTTTGAACCCATGATCGGCTTCCCTGCTATATTTAAACTGGTATTTAAAAGAATAGATTCTCCTGTCAGTTTTTTAAATTCTTTTAACAGATTATAAAAAGGTTTACTTTGATCTATATCAACTGTTTGATATCTACAAGTATTATCCACGTGTTTAATACCATACAATTTAGAGTTAGTTATATCACTGACATATAACATGTAAGGATTATCTATTGGGTTTTTTAAATATCGATGTGCGTCTTCTTTTAAAACAGATGCGCCAAAAGGTCTGTATGCTTCTCTATTCTTAACCCTATTAACAATTTCTCTAGCATTTTTATTAAAAGGATTAAACAGTATTGACCTATTACCCAAAGCTCGTGGGCCAATTTCTCCGTGACCTTGATACCATAAGACCAACTTATTTTTGCTTAAAGCTTTAGCAACTTGTTTTATTGTTGTAGCTGTAGGTTGTGTGGGAGGAGCTTCATCAATTTGACTATACGGAAAATTTTTAATTATAGGTTTATTTAATTGATGCTTTCTTCTTAAATATTCTATAGCCCCTATGCTGAGTCCTTCGTCAGCACAATAAGGAAGTATCTTTAAATTAGGAAAGTATTTCTTTAACTCAGTATTCCATATTACATTTTGTGCTACCCCTCCTGAATAACCAATAGAATCATTCTTTTTAAAAAATTTTTTAAAGTAGTCTACTATCAAACCTCCAGTTTTCTTATGAATGGTTGCTATCCATGAAAGCTTTTCAAGACCTGCTAATGTTTCGTTCTGTTTAAAATCAACAAAAAGACTAGGGCTAAATACTTCTCGTATATTTTCAAATGTAAAGTGATTTAATTTCTTATAAAAATCTGGATCTATTCTACCATAAGATTGAAGGCCCATTAATTTTCCAGCTACATCTTCAGGATGTCCTGCTTTTATCTGAAATTCTCTTTCCCCTGTCATTGAATAAAGTTGTCCTAAAGATTCATATTCACTTACACGGAGCACCTTAACTAATTTATTATTTTTTATAATAGTAACTCCTTGGTTTAAATCTCCAAAGCCATCAATAATTATATGACCTTTTATATCGTCATGCATAACTTCAGTACTTAAAGCATGAGCATAATGGTGATTAAGTCTTGAGGCTTTAAAAGGAGTATGAGGGTAGCTTTCTATTGCAGGGAAAAATTCTTCTTGGTTTGTAGGTAACTTATGTCTCCAAGGGTCTAAAACAATTGCAATGTCGTCTATATCCTTCTCTTTTAAATTCCATAATTTATAGACAGTTTCTTTCCAAGACCATAAGTCGTCAAAAGCATGGTGCTTTATTTGAAGGTCTCTTTCAGATTTGTAATAATAAAAGTTTTTTCCATCGTAAAAACTTATATTTGAGTCATGCTCACAAAGTCTAAGCCCTATTAAATTCACTTGATTTCTTTCATCTTTAATGTAGGATAATATATTCGTTTACTAATGAAAGTCAATAATGAAACTGTATAGAAATATCCTAAATAAGAAAGAAAAATCAGCTCTTTTAAAGTTTGTAAAAACCAAAGTAAAAAACTTAGGGTCAAATTTTCCAGGCCTACAAACAGACCCTAACCTACACACCTATGAGGAAATGAACATTCTTTTAAACAAAATTAAAAAGTATTATAAAGGATATTTAATAGATAAATGTTGGGGTAATTTTTCTACTGGAAATTATCTTAGCTGGCATGCCCATCGACAATTCCCATTGTCTATGGTATACTTTATTAAAAATCCCTATGAACTAGGGCCATTTTTTAAAAGAGAAGGGTTTGAGGTTTTAGTGACTAAATGTCCCGAAAATTCTCTAATACTTTTTGATGCGAGTTTACAGCATTCTGTGCCCTGTCATTTGAAAGCCGATAGATATTCTATAGCTTTTGATTTAGCTAGAAAATAGTATAAAACCCATATATAATGGAAAAACTATGTTACAAAAAATAGGATTTTTACCAGGCTTTAACAAACAAAAAACCCCCACAGGAGCAGAAGCACAATGGACTGGAGGAGAAAATGTTCGTTTTAGATATGGTACACCTGAAAAAGTAGGTGGTTGGAAATCCTTAGGAGACAAAAAATTAACGGGCCCTACTAGAGCCCTTCATCATATGGTTAATAAGGATGGTATTAAATATGCCATCTTAGGAACTAATCGAATTTTATATGCATATTCTGGAGGTGTCTTTTATGACATTCATCCTTTAGTTAATCCATCAGGTACAGCTATTACTAATGCATTTAGCACGAGTAACGGATCACCGACTGTTACTTTAACTTTTTCATCTGCACATAATTTTGAAGCTGGAGACATAATCTTCTTTGGAGAAACTTCTACATTTAGTGCAATCACTAATTCTGATTTTGGAGCAGCTGATTTTTGTGACTTAAAATTTATGGTAGCGAGTGTCCCTACTCCTACTACTTTAACTATAACAATGCCTGGGAATGAATCTGGTAGTGGTGCAACTACTTCTGGAGGAATTACTTATTACCAATATTATTCCGTAGGACCTGCCGACCAAGTTGGTGTCTATGGTTGGGGTATCTCTCAGTTCGGCGGTACCGTAACAAGCCCACAAACTAATACTTTAGATGGAGCTTTAGGAGACGATGCTTATGGAACTGGCGGATCAGGAACCAGTATTGTTTTAGATTCTATTTCAGGATTTCCAACTACAGGAACAAATTATATTCTAGTAGATAGTGAAGAAATTTCTTACACCGGAGTTTCAGGAAGCACGACTTTAACAGGAATTACAAGAGCAGTTAGAGGAACAACTCAAGCAGCTCATTCAGACGGAGCAACGGTAACTAATACCAGTGACTATGCTGCATGGGGCCAAGCCGCAACTACAACTGACAAAGTTGCAGAACCTGGTTTATGGTCCTTGGACAATTTAGGTACTACACTTATTGCTTTAATTTGTAATGGAGAAGTATTTGAATGGGACTCAGATTTAGTTAATGCTACAGGAACCCGAGCTACAATTATAACTGGTGCTCCGACAGCGTCTAGAGATATGTTAGTCTCTACTCCTGATCGTCACTTAGTTTTATTTGGAACTGAAACAACAATTGGAACTAAAACTACTCAAGATGATATGTTTATAAGATTCTCTTCTCAAGAGGATATCAACACTTGGACACCTACTGCCACCAATACCGCTGGCACACAAAGACTGGCTGCCGGATCACGGATCATGGGAGCGAAACTAGGGAGAAACACACTCTACGTATGGACAGATACCTCATTATTCACCATGCGTTTTGTAGGAGCTCCTTTTACTTTCGCCTATGAGCAAGTAGGTACCAACTGTGGGTTGATTGGAAAAAATGCCTCAGTAGAAGTTGATGGTGCAGCTTATTGGATGTCTGAAAATGGTTTCTTTAGATTTACTGGTAAACTAGAATCAATGGACTGTTTAGTAGAAGACTATGTTTATGATGATGTAAATAAAACTTCTAACCAAATGATTTATTGTGGATTGAATAACTTGTTTGGAGAAGTAATGTGGTTTTATCCAACATCGGATTCCAATGTTAATAATAGATGTGTCATATATAGTTATTTAGATTCAACAGTTAATAGACCTATCTGGTATACCAACGCAAGCTCTATATTCCCAAGAACAACTTGGATTGATTCAGCTGTATTTGGTTTACCCCATGCTACATATTATGATGCAGATACTGATTCTTCTTTTGATGTCAAAGGTAATAGTGATGGAGTAACTTATTATTATGAGCATGAAACAGGAACTAATCAAATTAAAATAGGAACTACATCTGCTATTGCAGCTAATATATTATCTGGAGATTTTGATATTACTCAATCTCAAAGAGAAGGTGTTACGTTTCAAGGAGATGGTGANCATATGATGAGAGTGAGTAGATTTATACCAGACTTTCTAAGTCAAGCAGGCAATACTATTGTTGAATTAGACTTAAGAGATTTTCCAAATGAAACCGCAGCTAGTTCATCACTAGGACCATTTACAATTACATCTTCTACTAAGTATCAATCTTGTAGAGCAAGAGGTAGATCGGTTGCAGTTAAGATATCTAATAGTGCAGTAGATTCTAATTGGAAATTAGGAACATTTAGATTAGATGTACATGCAGGAGGACGTAGATAATGCCATTTCAATCAGAGAAACAAAGAAGATACCTATGGGCTAACGAACCAGAGATCGCAAGAGACTGGACTGAAACTTATGGAAGTAGAGTTCAAAAAAATAATGGCGGAATAATGAGTATCCAAGGAGGAGTAGAAAACTACGAACCATCACAAATGATTAATGCTCCTAGAGTAGCTAAATCATCTCCTAATCATCCTACGGCTCATCTTGCTTATATTACACCTGAAGAACAAGACATACTAATAGATTTAAATTTATATGGATCCTTAAATGGAAAACCAAATAGAGGCCCTGCAGGAATACCTAGTTTACAAGGAGACTTTGGAGGACCAGGAGGAGCTTACGGAGGTCATGAAAGCGGGGATGTATCAGGATCCAGAGACACTGGAACCGGTAATTATGAAAGAAGTACAAGAGCAGCCGATGTAGCAGCTCAAAAAGAATTTGACGCAAGTTATGGAATTACTGGGAGTAGTCCAAAAGGAATAATTGAAAAAGGTTTAGATTTTTATAATCAATATGGACTGATACCTAACGCAATAAGAGGTTTTAAAAACCTTACAAGTAAATGGGGCT